GTTATCATGCTTACTGGGAGTTAAAAAAACCGTGGCAAATTAAAAATGAAAGTGATAGGAAAGAAATCACTAGAATATCTAAGGCAATTCATAAAATAACAGGTGGGGATTCTACTTTCAATGTGAGTAGAATTTTACGGCTTCCAGGTACTCCTAACATTAAAAATCCTTACGGCGACGGTATAACTGATGATGAAGCATTATGGAAAGAGTGTAAGATTGTTAGTAATTCATATCAGACTTATAGTATTAAGGAAATTAAGAACTCTATACCGGATAGTGTGGAAACTGAGGTAAAATCTTTTGAAGTTGATTTTGATAATCCTAATTTAGATTGTAAGATTACTTCTATCTCTGATCTGAGAAAATATGTAGATTCTAATGTGATCCAGAGAGCTAAGAACATTCCGGCTAAGTTAGAAAATGATAGATCTGCAAATGATTACTGGGTAGCGATTCAGTTATATGAGGCTGGACTTAATGACAAGGAAGTTTTTAATTCATTTGTGCTATTTAAAAATAATGATTATGATGCAGGTCATAAATTTAAAAAGCGTGGTGCTGAGTATCTAGAACAAACTCTGCCGAAGGCTAAAGGAGAATCAGCGAATTTAAAACTTCCTATGCTTATGGACAAGGTTAGAAATGCAGAAGGTATTGATGAGAAGCTAGAGATTGCTAAGGATGTTTACCCAATAATAAATTATTTAGATACTGGTAAAAAAGATGCTAAGATTAATGAGTTACAGGATGCTTTTGGTGGTAGTAGAGTAATGAAAAAATCTACTATTAAGAAAATGATAAAAAAGGAACAGACAAAGACAGGACCGGGCCGGTTTTTCACAATCACAAATGCCGGCTCTATGAAATTTGTGCCCAAATTGCTTGGGGATTACCTGCTTGAAAAATATAATTTGTTAAATATTGAAAGCTATTTACACTATTATAAAAATGGTGTCTTTTATGATAAAGCTGAAAAAAGAGTATTACATGATAAGATAATAACTCTTTTGGGTGAAACTTGGAAAGAAAATTATAGAGATGAGGCAATAGGATATGTACAAGACAAGACTTATATTGAACCTTCACAGTTACCGGATAATGAAGGAATTATTAATATAAAAAATGGAATGTATGATATTAACAATCAGGAGTTGTTACCTCATTCACCAGAGTATAAATCATTAGCACAGCTTGATGTGAAGTTTGACCCAGATGCATATTCTGATAGACTTAATACTTTTGTGGATGAAGTTTTTACAGAGGAAACTCATGATTTACTCTGGGAACACGCTGGTTATTCATTACTCCCTAATTTAAAGTTAAAAAAATTCTTAATATTGACTGGCGAAGGTAACAACGGTAAAACTGTATGGAGTCTCATTTTGCAGGAAGTTTTAGGATCTACTAATTATTCTAATCGATCTATTCAAGATTTATCTGCTAACAAAAATGCAAGAGCCGATCTATTTGGAAAGTTAGCAAATATTTATGCTGATTTACCTTCTGGAGCTATTAAAGAAACTGGCACAATTAAAATGCTGACAGGTGGGGATGAAATAACTGGTGAAAGAAAGTATAAAGATTCGTTCAGTTTCAAAAATACAGCTAAATTAATATTTAGTGCCAACGAATTACCCCCAATTAAAGATTATAATGAAGCGTTCTTTGATAGAGTCCATATTATTAATTGTCCAAATATCTTTGAAGGCAAAAACGATGACCCATACTTAGTTTCAAAATTAACAACTGAAGAAGTTAAATCGGCTTGGCTTAACAAGGCAATTGAAGGGGCGAAAAGACTTCTTGATAATGAACATTTTTCAGTTTCTAAAATAGTTGAGGATGAAATTAAAAATTACAAGTATTCTTCAAATTCTGTTATTGAATTTTTAAATGTTGCTGTCAATAGAACAAAAGGTAGTTTTGAGGGCAAAAATGAATTATATAGTGTGTATGTAAATTGGTGTAAATCTAATGGAAGGTATCCTGTTAGTAATCGAAAATTCACTCGTAGAGCTAAGAGTAAGCCTAGTAATATGAAGTTATATCATCCTACTGTAAGAGGAACTCAGATTGAAGCTTGGAAGAATGTAAAATTAAATGATGTTGCATCTAAGAAATATACTACGAAGGAGTTTATAAAATGATCTTATTTCTACTAGACAAAAAGAGTTATGCTGTAAAGAGGGGAAATAAGAATAAGTCATTAATTGTACTTGAAACTTTGATTGAGCAGTATGAAATTAAGGACTATAAAATTAAGTATTATGAGGATGACAATATTAATGATATTAATGCAAATATTATTGTGCCTATGGGTACTGAGGTTACTAAAAAACTACTTCATTTTGATAAGGGGATTAATAAAGCTAGACTGAGATATTATCGCTCAGAGGAGCATAATGCTTATGTACTGCCTACCTTTGATCCGGGCTATATATTTACACATAATGAAGCTTTTATTGACTTACAGCAGGACTTCGAAAGGCTGAAAACAATTGGAAGGAAGTTTGAACTTGATCCAGAGTATTATATATTTGAAGATCCTAAATATTGTGTTGACTGTATTAGAACTCTAAATAATAACTATGATCTTTTAGCTTGTGATATTGAATCTAGTGGTTTATCTTGGCAGGATGATTGGATTACTGAACTTGGTATAACTTACGAGGTTAATAAATCGTTGATTATTCCTAATGATCTACTGGAAAATGAAATAGTGCAAGAGGCTTTAGCTGATCTATTTAATAATAAGGATATTGATTTTCTTTGGCAGAATGGTAAATTTGATAGTAAGTTTTTAAAATATATCTATAACTATAATGTTAGGCAGGATCAAGACACTATACTGCAACATTATACTTTAGACGAGAGGAAAGGTACTCACAGCTTTACTAGATTGACACAACTATATATTAATGCTGAAAATTATGAGGATGAGTTTAAAGAGCTTGTACCTGCTTCTGGTAGTTATGCAGATGCTCCGGCTGATGCTAGAAGGAAATATTTGTCTAAGGACACTTCTTATTTACTGATTCTGCATAAGTTATTTAATGATCTAATGGATGATGATGATAGGTATTTATATAAGAATGTACTGATTCCAGCAAGTAATATGCTGATTGATGTTGAAATGAATGGTATTAAGATTGATAGAGAGCAGATAAATGTATTAGATAAGCGAATGACTGCTGAAATTAAAGAGTTTAGATCTGAAATAGCTGATATTGTGGATGAAGCTGGTTGGAATCCAGAAGGTTATATTATTAGAACTGATGCTAAAACTAGACCGGAGGAGTTTAATCCGAACTCATACCCACAGTTATTTGATCTGATGTTTAATATATTTAAAGTAGAGAAGCATAATGGTAGGTCTAGTACTGATGAAAAGGCTCGTAATTACTGGGTGAATAAAGTGTTAGCTGAGGATAGTCTTGCTTATAAATTTGTGGAGAAGCTGAGTGAATTTAAGAAAGTGAAAAAGATGCACTCTACTTATGTGAAGGGTTTTAAAAAGCATATTAGATCTGATGGTAGGGTGTACTCCATCTTTTTACTTTATGGAACTGTTACTGGGAGATTATCCTCTAAAGATCCGAATATCCAGAATATACCTCGTGATAAAGAGATTAAGAATCTGTTTACTGTAGAAGAAGGACATACTTTAATGGAGATTGACTACTCACAGGCTGAGCTGAGGACTATTGCTTATTTATCTGGTGATGAATTTATGAAGGATATTTATAGGAGGGGTAGTGATCTTCATGATGAAGTTGCTAAAGAGTTCTTTGGCCCAGACTTTACTCCTGAACAAAGAACTTTTGTGAAGAGTATAAATTTTGGTATTCCTTATGGGATTTCAGCTTACAGCCTGGCCGAGGATTTAGATATCCTGGAAAAGGAAGCTCAAAAGTATACAGAAAAGTGGTTTCAAGAAAAACCACAGGTTAAAAAATTCATTACTAAATATAAAGCAAAACCAGCGAAAGGAGAGCCACTTGAAACTCCTTTTGGCCGTAAACGTAGATTTGGAGCAATTACTTCCAAAAATAAATGGTTTGTGCAGCGGGAAGCAATTAATTTTCCTGTCCAATCTGTGGCAAGTGATCTGACTTTACTTTCTGCAGTAAGGTTAAACCCAAAAGTAAAAGGATTAGCAAAAATTGTAAACCTTGTCCATGATAGTATTGTAATGGAAGTTCCAGAAGAAAATATAGAAAAAGTGGCCCAGATTGCTAAAAATACTATGGAGGAAACTCCCAAACTATACCTTGATAATTTGGATATTCCTTTTATAGCTGATGTGGAAGTTGGAAAAAGTTGGGGGAAAATGAAAGCATTTAATATAGAAAAATAGAAGGGGTTGATAACTATTGTTAATCTTAAGCATTGATCCGGGGGAAACTTCTGGATTTACACTACTCAATGAAACTGATACTCTAGCTTACGATAAAACTGATAAAAAATTAATAAAGGTAGTAGGAGAAAAAGAAGGTTTTGAAGGTTTTGCTAGTTTAATAGAAAAATATTCACCTAAATTAATTGTGTATGAAGAATTTAAATTGTATCCATGGAAGGCGAGGCAGAAAAGTTGGAGTACATTTCCCACAGTTCAAGTGATTGGAGTTTTGAAATATCTTGCTGAAAAAAATAATATTAAAATAATTGGGCAAGGTGCTGATATTAAAACGTATTTTGATGATAAAAAATTAAAATGGTGCGAAGTATACGAAGGATATTCATCACATGAAAGAGATGCTATTAGGCACGGATTATATTATATAGAATTTGGTGAGGAGGGCAACTAAATTGACTAATAAAATAATGTATGAAACTACTTTAGATGGTAGACCAAAAAAATTAAGACTAACATGCGCCACTAAATATATGAGTGGAGCTTTAAACATTGCTGGAGCTAGAAGGCAAAAGGACGATACTATTACATTCCCGCCTGATCCATTCAATGTTGAGCAGTTATTAAAATATATTAATGATCTGGAACTTAGTATTGACTGTAAAAAATGGTATAATGAATATTTAGAAAAAAGAACTGAACTAGCAAAAATTAAAGAACAACAAAAGGTAAATAAAATTAAGGCAAACAGTGATAAATTATATAATTACCAAAGCGTTGATGTTGAATTTTTGAAAAAAGGAAAAAGGATTATTGAAGCTAGTGAAATGGGAACAGGGAAAACTGTTATTGCTATTAGTAATGCTATTGAGCTTGAGGCAGAAAATATTTTAGTAGTTGCCCCAAAATCAGTACTTTATAACTGGAAAAAAGAAATTGAGTTGTGGGATGTCACCTGTAAAAATGAAAATATAATTATAACTGATGGGAGTAGAAAAAAGAGAACTGAATTGTTAGAACAGAAAGGAAAATATAAACTAATAAATTATGCTATGTTAAGAAATAAAAAATATCCTTACTTATTTAAACAGAACTGGGATCTAGTCATATTTGATGAAGCACATAGGCTGAAAGGAAGGAATACAGCACAGTCAGAAGGTGCTAGAAATTTAAGGGCTTCTAATATTAATATGTTGACAGGATCCCCCATTCCTAACCATCCACATGAATTATGGCACTTGTTACATATTTTATACCCGGAAAGATTCAGTAGTTACTGGCAATTCGTGGACAGGTTTTGTGTTACTGAAGAAAACTTTTTTGCACCTGTTCCAGATATAGTTGGAGTGAAAAACGAAGAATATTTAAAAGCAATTCTAACACCTATAATGATTCGAAATAAAAAAGAAGATGTATTAACAGAGCTACCACCAAAGACTTATCAAGAAATTGAAGTGGAGTTAGAAAAAGACCAACAAAGAATATATGATGAAATGGAAGAAGATATGCTGACATTTATCGATGGCGAAGCTCATAAAATCAGTAATGCTTTAGGTAAATTAATAAGGTTACAGCAAATAACATTGTCTCCAGAAATATTAGATTCTGAATATAAGAAAAAGAGTATTAAAACCAAAGTATTACTTAATCTGTTAGCAGATACTGATAAAAAAATTGTAGTTTTTAGCTGGTTTAAAACTTATGTTAATATTCTTGAAAGAGAACTAGAAAAAGCAGGTTATAATACAGTTGTGATAACTGGTGATGTGTCGACTGAAGATAGAGGACAAGCTGAAAAAGATTTCTGGGAGGATCCAGATACCAGAATATTTCTAGGAACAATAGGATCTGCTGGTGAAGGAATGAATTTACAAGTTGCTGACACGATCATATTTATGGACAAGAGTTGGACACCCGCACAAAATAGACAGGCAGAAGACAGAATCCACAGAGTAGGGCAAAAGGGGAATGCAACAATAATTTCATTAATTGCAAAAAATACAATTGATGTAGATAAAGAAATAACTCTAGCTAATAAAGAAGAAACTATTAATAAAGTAATGAGCATGGAAAACACTGCTAAAAGAATTT